CATATGAATCGATAATTTCCTCAACATGTTGTAAACTATTTGGATTGATTCCAATAAAAATATCACAATCAGAAAAATGTAGTTTAAATGTTTCTAAAAATCTATGTAAAACTATTAATCTAGATTCTGAAATGATTGTACATGCAAAGATTATACAACTTTTCATTTTTTAATAATAAAGGCAATTGGCGAAACGTTTCCTGATTCAATATTTAATTCTTTGATATTTTCATTTAGATAACGTATTTCTTCCGGTAACATACAATTACTTACAAATTGTTTTGTATTATTATAATGATGCAACATTTCTAACGTATCTGTGTCGCCCGGGCGTGTATATGCTGGGTTTCCTGATGTGTGTAAATCTTCAATAACAAAAACGCCGCCTGGTTTCAAATATTTAAACATTGTTCCTAGTGTAATTTGTTGTTGATGCATCATATGTCCTCCATCGTCGATTATAATATCAAACTGGTTGTATGTTTTTTGAACTAGTTCTTCCAATTGTTGTCTGTCAGACTGATCGCAAACATGAAAACTAGTATTTGGTAATTTTATATGAGATAAATCTAAAATATCTGCACCGACTAAATTACCTGTTGTAAAATACTCTCTCCACATTCGAATACTTTCGCCTTCCCATAATCCAATTTCTAAGAAAGTTTTCAATTTATTTTGATATTTAGAAAAATATTTTTCATAAATTTCTAGATAGTTATGATATACAGATCCTTTGTCTGAACGATAATTTTTACTAATTTCTTCTAAACTTTTTTTCATATTATACTTTTCATTAAAATTCATAAATTGATTGCATACCTATTCCTAAGTATAGTTTTGATATTCTTTCTAGATCATACCCATAATGTTTGTCATATTCAAATTGATTTGGATAATGATAGTTTTTAAATAGTGGACCTTTCGGTATTAATCTAATTACCTGGCTACGTAATAACCATTCACCATACCATGTAAATTCAGATCCATTTGCTTGTATTAGATCGCTAAACTTAAGTCCGTTTGGTTGAATATAATTTTCTTCCAAACTTTGCCATACCGTTGAAGACCATATAGTTGGACCTGGGCCAAAATCATATACAACTCCTTCCCTACCAAATAATTCCATGATATGCAAACGTTCTTTAAGAAATGATTCATATGGATCAAAACCTAATGGATGCTTATCTAAAAATTCAAAGAATGATTTATATTCATGACATATGGTATATGGCGTTTCATCATTAAACATGAAATCTTTAATGCTAAAGGGCTTGATAAAAAAACAATCAGAATCAACACATACATAATTTTCACAAAGGCCTAATTTCCAAAATTGACTCTTTACGATTTGTTGACCTTTCCATCCTTCATTATCAGCATCAATTGATTCATCTGTTATCAATACGTAATTTTCAGTTCCTAAAACAGTTTTAAATAGTTCAATATCTTTTTCTGGAACGGAAATATAAAAAGGAATGTTATCCGTATTGTATTGAATGATGCTATTCAAAAGCGTTTTTGCACGATGAACATCTTTATCATATGATTTACAATACAATACTATTTTATTCATATATGGTAACTATTTTATATGATTCTACAAATCCTTGTCCTTTTTTCATACATTGAAAATTACTATGAAAACCATCGAGTACAAAATCTCCAAAATACTCATGATGTGTTTGTGACTTAAACTCTTGTAGCATCTTTTTCTTAATATAATAAAAATCTCCCAAAGAAACAAATAAATTTGGAGTCCATTTATCTAGTGTCGATGGCGACTTATATTGAATGATACTGTATGGTTTAACTCGTGCCAATGGTGCTGCTAATGAAGAAACTATAACATGTTCAAAATGACTGTCACATTGTGAAGTAGTCATAATACAATCATATTCGAAGTTTTTAGTGAAATTGGTTTCTATGTAATTTATCCATTCGTCAGTTGCACGTTCTTTAAGATATTTAACATCACTGAAAAACAATGTATAATTTTTTGCTTTAGATGCAGACCATGCATTACGTACTTCTTGAATACGACCTGTTCCTGATGTTAAATCGCAATCTCCTCCTTGTGTCATACATAATATGTCAAAGCGCGTATCTTGATGTTTTAAAACAACTCCCGCCATACTATATTCAGTATCATCCGGATGTGGACTTAAACATAATACTCTATTAAAATTTAAAAATTTCATTTACGTGTTAAATTAAATTTAAAACCATGTGGAACATAAATTCGTATTCCATATCTTCTAGCAAAATCTCTGAATGCATCTGTTATTGCATCATGTTCGCCTTCATAACTAAAATCATCAACATTAACCTTTAGTTGATTTATATATAAATATGGATATTGTGCATTAATGGTAAATTCTGGCACATCGTAATATGACATTAAATCTTTAAAATCTGCAATCAAAGATTCAAGCATTTGATGTTTTTCTTGCAACGTAGGTTCAGTGATATGTTTAATTAACTTAGCAGGAGAGCCGGCGTAAATGGCTTTAGATTCTAACAAAGATTTTGTTACGGTTGAATTCGAACCAATTACTGTATTATCGGCTATTGTAACGCCACTCATAATAACTGTTTTCCACCCTACAATAACATTATTTCCAATATTGATGTCTTTAAATACTCTAGGATATCCTTCTAAAATAGAATACCAAAATCCGTGCGTAATCAAATCGACGTCATGAGATAAACCTACATCATTTCCAATTGTAACTGGACTTGCAAGATTTATATGTCCTGTATGACAAACAACCCGATCGCCTATTTTTAATTTTGCATATGGAAAGTTAGCTCCTCCGCCGCCTATTACCATACCCCTAGAATCAGTTGGCCCATTATAAAAATATTCTCCAATAATAAGTTCTTCGGCATTTGCAGTAAAACGATCGCCTATGATACTATTATTACCAACTTCAAATGTTCCTCGTACATTTATTTTGATATCCTTACCAAAACGAACATTGCTTCCGATATTTATTTCTTTAGCTGTTATATGTACATTGTTAGCAAAATCTTGATATACTTCCATTATATGATTCCTCCGCTGATATTAATATTTTGTCCCGTGATATAACCTGTTTCGATTAAATAATCAATTGTATTATATAATTCAGAAATCATACCCCAACGTTTTGCTGGTATATTATTTTTAATTGTATCTCTAAAGGTTTCTGGTATTTTATATGTTAAACCTCCGTCGAAATATCCTAATTGCAAACTATTACAATTGATGTTTTTATTTGCATTTTCTAATGCTACTGTTTTAGTAAAACTATCCACAAAACCTTTACAGCCAGAATATATACTAGTACTAACAACGGGATGATCTGCTAAAACTGATGAAACTAAAATAATACGACCAAATTGTTGTTCTCGCATAAATGGCAAACAATTTGAAACTATATTTACAGTTCCTTTTATGTTGATATCAATTTGTTTATCCAATTGCTCGTTATTAATTTTATGAGCAAATGCATCTGAATTATAACCACTTAAATTGATAACAATGTCAATTTTGTGTGTATCAAATAATGTTTTAACTGCATCATAATTAGTTACATTAACGTCAGCTGAACTAATTGCAATAACGTTGTACTTTTTTTGTAATACTGGCAATAATTGGCTTCCTAAGCCTCCACTTGCTCCAAATAGTGCTATTGTTTTCATCGTTTCCTTATAAAGATTTCTTGTGTATCTGCATGTTCTAAAAATTGATAATCACTTCCAAAGAATTCTCGTAAATCATTAAAATATTTTTGTTTGTCTTGAAAAAATAAACCATGTAAACTTATATGTAAATTTACATTTAAAGTTTTCCAAAAAGGATCTTTCAATAGTTCACATTCATAACCTTCAACATCAATTTTAATTACAGATACATCATCCTGTGTTAATTTATATTTTTCAAATATCTGTTGTATTGATATTGTAGGACATTGTATACTATTATTAGATTTAGTAAAACTAGTTACACCGCCGCCTAATTCATCGGCGCCTAGATTTAATACTGCTTCTGCTGACACAGCTACATTTTCATGCAGTATGTTTTTAAAGTTATTTGCTTGTATGTTTTTTGCTAAATACTTATATGCATCTGGATCGGGTTCGAAACATAAACATTGTTTTGAATATTGTTGTGCTACCAATGATATTGGACCTTGCCATGCACCTATATCAATAAATGTTTTATTTTTATCTAGAGCTGGTAATATATCATTAAACGTTTCATTTTCCCAATTGTTTTGATATGCATTTTGCCAAAAATCATCTAATGCTGGAGTGGAAGGTGTGATAACAAAATCAACACCAAATTTATGTATTGGAATCATTTTACTTCTACTTTACTTGACCAATTACTACTTTGTTTATTCATATGCATCAGATAATACTTTTCATCTTCTGGTAAATTGTTTGGATCATAATAGAATGGAGCATGTTTAACAATATACGGTTCGCCAGCTCGCAATGTATCATTACTCCAAGTTGGAATGATATGCGGGGCATGTACTGCAAATGTTGTATCAATTGGATGTGGATATAATTCAACATCTTCATCTACAATTGCATTAGTCCAATAAGTTGATTCGTAACTATGTACCCAAGCATTCAATGGATATGACAGATCTATGTCATCAATTTTAATTGACATTCCAACTTTCGTTTTGTTGTGTCGAATTGCATAATCAATTAAATCTTCAATAAAATTATCTGGAACTGTATCTAAAGGGATAATGTCACTGTCATTGAATACATACCAATCAGATGTAATAGCTTTAAATTTAGGATGATTCATCATTACTAAATCTCTAAAAGCATGGCACGAATTTTCAGTCACATCATTATAAAAAACATCAATTCCGGTTTCTTTATACCAATCCAATAAAGGTTGATATGTTGATTGATTATCGATGATAGTTATATTATGATATCCTTTTTTCTTTAAAACATTAACTTGATCAATTAAAGGATATAAACGATCTCTGTTTAAAATTACTATAGGTATATTTTTCATTGTATTCCTTTTATCATTCCATACTCATCAAACGCTGGCATCGCTCCCCATTTTTGTAACCATTTGTGTGCATTTTCATGTTCTGCAATGCGTTGCCTTTCGGAACTTTGTCCATTATTTTCTTCTAATCGATGACTACCTCTAGCACCAAAATGCCATACTAATGATGAAGCTGGTAATATGAATCTTACACCATGTTGTAACATTCTTAAGAATAAATCCATATCGTCCCAACTTGCAGGAGCAAATCTCGGATCATTGCCTCCAACTTCGATCCAAACTGATTTTTTAACTAATCCAGAGACTCCTTCTCCTTTTGGAATTTCAATTTCATTATTTATTCGAATAAAATCTTCAGCCCATGCATCAAAGTACTCAGAATTAAAATCATGAAAGTAAGCACCAAACATTGTAGGCGGAACTATTACTGTACCTGGTCTACTAGTTGGATTATTAAACATATTCGGCTCTACACGATGTGAATTAACCCATAACTTTTCCGTAGGATATTTTTCATGTATATCTAACAAAGCTTTATCCCAATTTTTTGTGACATAAAAATCAGAATGGAGAAACATGATATAGTCAGTTTCAACATGTTCGGCGCAAATATTCATTCCGCCGCCAATGCCCTTTATATCATCATTCTCAGGTTCAATAAGTAATGTTAAATTGTATGTGTCTTTGTTTTCCTGTAACCATTCATTAGTACCATCTGTACAATTTTCTGCATGAATAAGAAATGGAGCCGATTTGTAATAACTATTTTTTCTAACAGAATCAATAGCAATCTTCAAATATGGCAAATTATTGAACGTAGATATACAAAATGTTAATGGACTATAGATTTGCATAATATGAATTCTGTTTTACTTGTCGTTCAATTGTTTTAGGATGCAATAGACACCATTCTTTATCAGTTGGTAAATGAGATATTGTTTCATATCCAGTTAACACTTCATGAACTTTGTTTTCCCATTTAATGTGTGGTGCGTTACGATAAACGCGCCATTGATAATCTGGAAAATTGATCCATCCATGTTCATTAACATTCCAGCCCCATTGTTGCATATGATCTTGTGTCATACCTTGTACCGTATTGATTCTTGGTACACGAATTACATCTACTTGATTGTGTTCTAATACTTGTGGTAAGAGACGGCATATATACTCATCAATCATTTCATCGGCATCAATTTGAAAAATATAATCTCCTGTACATAATTTAGTTAAATGATTTTTCCAATCTGCAAAATGTCCTTGAAACTTTGCTTTATGCCAAGCAAATTCCGCATTAACAGAATGCGAACGCAAAAAATTTTCAATTTCTAGATCTCCATTTGCTTCATCATATAAAACTACAATATTATCTTGTATACGTTTATGTTTTAACAAGAAACCAAGTAATCGTTGAATTTCTATAAATTCATTACAAACGGTAATAGCATATGTTATTGTCATACTATATTATATTAAAATTTAGATTATTATCAAACCTTTTGAAGCTTAGGTAATTCTACTTTTTGTAACTGCGGTAATTTTAATTCAACTGCTTTCGGAATTTTATTTACGCCATCATCAATGATTTGCAATACTTCATCATAACGTTTAGCTACTGCAGTTTCTGTAAAATTAGTATTTACAAAGTATCTTTGACGAGTTGCTAAATCTTTAAATGTTTTATAATTTTTCAATACTTCTTGCATCATTTTCCCAGCATACCCATAATCTATCGTAAACCATTTTGCGTCTGCAATTAAAAATTCATTTTGCGCAGATGGATGAATTGGAGTTAATGCTCCTGGCAGGGCACACATAAAATCTTTTTTTAAGAAGTCTGCAGGCCCGGAGTAATGTGGGGCAATGATTGGCTTACCTGTTGTAGCAAATTCTAACAATGGTCGTCCGAATCCTTCAGATTTAGTAAATGATATCATTGCTTTTACTTTAGTGTGATTGTATAATGCATTCATTTCTGCATTTGTTAAATCACCATGTAATAAGTATATACTAGGAAGTTTTACATTTGGAAATAAATCTCGAACTTGATTGATTCTATTTTCAATTTCTTTTCGATCTGTTACCGAATATGTTGCTCCGCTTGTTTTTAGTATCAACGCAGGAGCATCTTTCTTGTTTTTATATGTATTGAAGAAACAATGCACTAGTCCCCCGATGTTTTTACGATCTTCCCCCAATTGACCTTGCAACCAATGTCCGACACTTAAAAATGCTGCAGATTCTTTAATATCATCTAATCCAGCAACTTTAACGGTTACATTTTTATTGTCATATATTTTGTCATCAAAATATTCTGGAACTACTTGTAAACTAGTTGTAATCGACTTTCCAGCATTCTTTGCTGTTGTTTCGAATACTGATTTAGTAAATTCGCTAGGAACTATAGTAACTTGCATTTGATTGATCTTATCAATCCATTCTGCAGGACAAACGTCTCCTTCAGTTCCTGCTGTTACACCAATATTGTATTTACCTATAGGTTGAAATTCATTTGGTACTGTAATTTGAACCCAGATGTCTGGCTGTGCTGTTAATGGAAGCGGAACAAATCTGCTTTGCCAATCAAACGGAATAGGATATGTAAATGGAGTATGTCCCCATGGCATTGAAAGTAATTTAATGTCCCACTCTTCGCCTCGTTTATCTATAAATTGTTTAATTACTTCTCGTGCGTGGTGTCCGTAACCTGATTGTGTTGCTACTGGTGATGATATAACCGCTGTTCTCATACTATTCCTATTTTTTCGTATTTTGTTTCTGTAACTGGTGTTAATGTGTATCGCTTTCTAATTACTTGTTTTGATTCAAATAAATAATCAATCATCCAAATCATTTTCTGCCCCATTTGTTGTGCCGTTAATCCATTTTTTAACGCCCATTCTCTTCCTGATTGTCCCATTTCTGAACGAAGGGTTTCTGGTGTGTCATACCAATATGCAATTGCATCGGCTACATCTTCAAATCGAACACGATCATCAAAGATATAAGGTGTTTGCGGAGATCCTTGTAAGCTTCTATTACTAGGAAATACTGGTTTAGCCCAAACTCCATGTAATTTATACTTACCAGCATGATTAGTTGCAAATTCACCATTAAAACGTATCCATTCATCATTTTCGTCTACAAAGCCACATTGATCTTGTAATCCACCAGTAACATTATTAATGATAGGCGTTCCGGATAAAATTGCCTCAGTTGAACTTAGTCCCCAACCTTCATTTGATCCAATATTAACTACAACATCTGCTACGTTATACATTGCATTCAATTCCGGCGTGTTTAGTTTTGCCTCCGAAAATAATACTTTATAATCAGGACATACTGCTTTCCATACTGCACGTAAATCTGTTCCATTATCGTCTACTATCTGAGTATGCATTAATAATGCAACTGTTTGACGTTTGGCTTCTGGCAATCCATCAACGAATGTTTTGAATGCTAAAATTACATCTCCTGGTTGTTTTCTTCGAATATTTCGATTATTCCAAAATACTACAAAATCTACTCCATTATCCGTTTTGATTTTTTTGTGCATATCAACCAACACCGGATCTTTGGCGTCTAAAGGTTTAAACGTATTATGATTTAATCCGTGAGGAACAAAACCTGTAATGATTTCATCTGAACTAACTTCGGCACAAAGTTCATCAGATTCATCATAATCTACAACCTTAAATCCGTTCTGTTTAAGCACTTCTCTATGGATATTATCGGATTGCTTACTAATGCCTATGATTAAATCGCAACTTGCATAAAAAGGGGCGTTCCACATTGGATATGGTAAATCATCCCAAATTGAATAATAAATAATTGGCGTTGCATATGTAGTTTTAATTTCATGTTCTAATGCATACAACCATGTCCAATATCTAGGATCTGTAAAGTGAAAGATTGCATCTGGCTTTTCTTGATTTAGCAATGCAAACAAAATGTTTCTATCACCATAACCATTATATGGAATTAATTTAACTGAAGCATCTTCAACTCCTGTTTCTCTGCGAACATCTTCGGACAAATCATATGCTTTACCAGCATCAGGATGATTTAGTGCAGCACCTAATTGAACCCAATCATAGTGATGAATTGTATTAAAAATAATTTCTTTACTGATTGTTCCGATACCTGATGGTAAGCGAAAATCATCTGCTAACAATAAGATTTTCTTTTTCTTAGGTTTGTTAGGATCAATCTTTTGTAACTTTGGTAATTCCATTCTATTCCTTTATAACTTTAATATAAATATACTATCCTAAAATAACAACCGGTTTATTAAGTTTTTTTGTCTTAGACCAAGCTGTTTGCAACACCGGATCAAGTTGCATTTCATTGGTTAATATCATCATGTAATCGCAACGTTCAGCAATCAATTTCATGCGATGATGAAGTTGACTAAAATGATAAGGTTTTCCATAATAAGATTCTGGCATAGCGGAGTACATGTTGTATCCGGAAAAACTAGGATTGTATTCTTCATAACGTATTGAAAATTCTAATGTATATTTTCTAACCATACTATTAGCACCTTCAGTTCCCCCGGCGCCAACTACTGTTAACTCTTCTCCAAACTTACGTTTAAGCATTTGAAGTGTATCCTGTACTTTGCGTTTATTTTGCCAATTTGTATTGCCTACTACTGCAACTCGGGTCATACTCGTTCCTTTATGAATTTAACACCTTTTGGATAATATCCATATACTAGTCTGAGCATGGATTCTAATAGCTTTTTATTTTCTTTGTGGTTTGGATCATCAATGTTAGTGCAAAGAGCATATTCCATTGTAGTCCAACGCTTACCACCCCATGTTGGGTGATTTTCAATATCGAATTGATAAACATAAACATGTTCATGCAAATACTTTATTCTTTTATTCTGTTCGCTTTCGGACATCGTTCGTAATCAGTTTTAAATGGACAATACTTACAATTTGCAGAACCTTTGCCGGCTACTGCTAAATATGTTTTATCTGCTAATTTGTTGCCTTCTGCATCAAAGCAATGTTCAATAAACAAATCAATGCTACGTTGAACACGCTTTTGTGTTACACTACCTGCAGCAGGTTTGATGTTTTGTATGCGTTTCTGAGGAAACATTGACTCTTCCATTATTTTGCGTTTAACCACAAAGAATTCAACTTCAATGTTTTCTTTAGGAATACCATATTGTTTTGCAAAATAATTTTTATATGTAATAAGCTGAGCTAATTTAAGTGAATCTGATTTTGCATTTTGATTCCAACCATTACGACTTGTTTTAATGTCATATATGTATATTTTACCGCTAGGAACATGTCGCATAACAACATCCATAAATCCATACCAATATACTGAAGGATTTTCGTCTGAAGCTTGTACACACAATTCCATTTCGATGCCTGCCAATTCCCAATTCTTAGATGAAAAGTATTGTGAGCGTCGTTTCATAAACCAATTCAATATTGCAACGCCATCTTCAAGGTATTCTGCTAATTGTAATGGATTTGAAAAATGTTCACCATTATTTTCAGCAACACATCGTGAATATTCTTCTTTGAGCTTTGCCGTTAATATGTCTCTAAAATTTATTGCTTCTGCTTTCTTAACTGATTCGGTATACATAACCGTTAAGAAATATTGAAATGTTTCGTGAAATGCTGTTCCGAAACATGTATCAATTGAAGATGTGAATGGAGCTAATCCATCAATGTAAGCTAATTTCCAAGAAAGTGGACAACGTTCATACATTGACCACTGCGAATAAGATATTTTTCTTGGAACTGTCGTTGAATCTCGTTGAGATAAACGATATATCGGTGAAAGATAGTTTCCGGATTTCATACTATTAATATATGAAAAATATCACTATATACCAACCGGATAGTAAAAAAGTGCTAACATTTCTGCTAGCACCTTATACTAATTTTTTTATTGTTCAACTACAATGTAGCCACCATATTCGCCGCGGTCTCTATCTGCTCGTTCTAATTCATCACTAATTTTATCTGCAATTTCATCTGAAATAGTTACTTTAAATTCAACAATACCTTCGTTTGGATCATATGATCGGTTAATCGAAGTTTTATCGAAGCCATATCTGTTAAATACATTAATAGCAACTCTATCCATGAACTTATTAGTACCAGAAAATAAAATCATTTGCTTATTAGCAGATCCTTCGGTATCATCTGGATATCCGTTATTATTTGAATCAGTATCTCTTAAATTGCCTGTTTTTGGATCTCGGTTAGCACCTGAATCAAATCCTAATTTATTTTCCAGATCAGTTAAAGTGAAATTAGTTTCATGTAAATTCTTAGTGCCGAATCTACGCATATTTTCTGCTAATGTATTTTTTTTCATATTTTACCTATTTTTAAATAAATATCAGAAAAAAAATTATTTATCAGATTCCAACTTTTCTATCTCCTTTAATGCACGTTGCATATAAAGAATATCATCTAATTTTTCTTCAATGCTATGTTGTAACCATTCTTTAAGTGAAAGGTCTGTGCGATCCATATCAGTTCCATATTTTGCTTTTCCGATTACGGAACGTTGTATGAATCGATCTATAATTGAATCTACAATTGTATCCAGTACTGGTATGATTCGAGTTTCATCAGTTTGTGTCATTTTATTCCTTTCAATAATTTCTTTTTTTCTCCTTCACTATAACCATACATTGATAAAATTCTATCACATTGAGTCTTATCCATTAAATCGATATAGTCAGTAGCTTCTGATTTGGATACTTGATAATGTTCGGCAATTTGTGCAACTAAATCCTTTTCATACTTATCTTCTGATTTGCCTTTTATGTATTTTGCAAATCCTTTAGTTGCAGGAAGAAATTCATAGTATAATCTATACGTTTCTTGTGGACGCAATAAGCCAATTGTATAGGTTTGAAACTCATTAACAATTTCTGTTAATTCCATACGCATTGACAACCAACGATTAACAATAAATGGAGTAAATTTCTTTTGATCCGTTTCAGACCATTTAGACCATTCTTTTTTCTTGTCAGTTACGCCATTAATGAAATCAAAAATTGTTGCACCCTTTTTTTCTTCTGCCATTTAT